TCAGCATTGGGGAAAAACTTGTCAATGATTTCCAGGGTTTCAATGGGAGGCGGAAATAAATTGATCACTTCATTGCCTTTTACTTCTTGAATGTCTTGCCACAGTCGCTTGAGCGGATACCACTGATAGGCCGAGTTGCCATTGATTTGATCGACATTGTGATCATTCAGCAAATCAAACAAGATATTCTTTTTGATAAGCGGATGGAAGACGGCTGGCAGTCGCACGATACAAGTATCAAAGCCAAGCGTGTCTTGGACAAGTGTTTCAAACAAAAGCCTGTTAGAGCCGTAGCTCAATGGTCCAAAATGCGTCCAACAACTTTCATTGCCTCCGCAATCGTCGGGCTGATAAATGTCAATGGTGGAAATAAGAATTACTTTCGTTGCCCATACCTCTGTTAGAACATCGACAATAGAGAGAATATTGTTGAAGTCTTTTACTGGATCTTTATTGACCAACCATTTTGTTGCAGGCAGGCAAGCAAGGTACAGTTCGTCCACTTGCCCTGGCATATTGGCAATCTCCGGCAACTCATGAATGTTGCTGGAATTAAAGGTGGCGTCGAAGTTGGCGGATTGCTGCAGAACGCTACCAATCAGACCAGTGTCTCCTACGAGAACTTTCATGGGCTTGAAACTTTGCCCTACTATACTGGCACCGCTTGCGGTTGCTGCCTGAAGTAGCGCACAGAACAGCGGCACCTAGCGCCGCATTCACAACGCTGTCCCGGCAGTGGCACGCTTCCAATGGGGACAACGCCACGAGCGGCATAGCGCAAGCAATCTTCGCAGTGCTTGGCTTGCTCGTCCAAGATGCGCCGCATTAAGGAATAGCCTTGTTCTTGCTGTCTGATTTCGGCTCCCAACCAGTAACTGCCACGAACGCTTTGAGCGTATAGGCCAATGCGAGCCAAAGCCATGGGAGCAGAAACGCGACCGCCAAGCAAATCGGAGGCAAAATTCGCAAGAAAATCATATTCCAAGCGAAGCCTTTGACCCACGCGACCATATTCTGCACTGCCCATACCAGCTTTGCCTCCATGGCCAATAATTGCTGCTTGAATGTGGGCGGCTTTAATAGCTTCTCGCACGCTTCCTTGCCACTGGTCAAGAGTGATTGATCCATTGCTGAGCATGCGCGTGAAACGCTTAAGCGAAGCTTCCAGCTTATCAATGCGTCCGTCGACAAGCTTTTGCACAGAAGCTTGGCTCAGGAATTTGCCACGTTCGTCCCGATAGCGTCCAGTGTTACGGTCGTAAGACCATGCAGCGTCCATTCTGCTAGACAACACTGCTTCTGCAAATGCGCTGAGGTCATTCAGCATTGTCGGCTTCCAGGATTTCCTTGAACTTGACAGGAGCTTCCTCCTTCCATTCACTCAAAGCCTTGTCAATGTCAGCCTCCGTAATAAAAGCTTCCTCGTCAATGTTGCCAAGGATCATGCCTTCTACTTTCATGGGCTCAATGGCATCGACTTTGCTACTGACCATCTTCGCCGGCCCTTTGCGTTCTGGATCGGGATCAGCTTTGCGCTTGCGAGCAACAATGGTTTGGCGCTCTTCTTTGCTCATGGCTTGAGCCTTCGCTTGAGGGAGGCACTTAGGCTTTCCTTCTTTCTCTTCACGAGCACCGCATGGTCCCATGATTTCGCCATTGGCCCCAATTCTCACCCATTTTTCCTTAAACCACTTATCAAGATCATCGGCATAAATTTCTTGACCATCACCCTTGAAAGCGCCGCTCATTGAACCGTGCTTTTCTTTGTACATGCGCTTGTACTGCTGCACCACATAGCCACTGGCATAAGCTGATGGCCACACTTTGAATTTGCTTTTGGCCGCTGCCACAGCTTGACTATGCAGCTCTTTGTCGGTAAAAGTAACATCTCCGCGTCGATGCTCGAGATCCCGAGGCAAGTACAAGCCGGCAGCATCTTCCACTTCTCGACTTCCGTCCATGGGAAGAGTGCCGTTTTGCTCGTCAAGGGGATCGCGACCACCAGGAGGCACTTTCATGCCACCCCTTTCTTGAGTGGAACCACCCCCTCCAGGGGCAGGAAGTTCCCGCACCACGGACGGATCGAGAGTGAGTTCCATTGACCACTCAGAGCCGCCGTAACGAGCGTCAGCCACTTCCTTGGGACTCAGTACTCCCAGTTGGATGTAACGCCCGTCAACGGCTGCCACGCGGGCTCTTACGTCGGCCTTCTCGCGCTCGTTCAGCTCGAACAAGTCGTTGAAATGAATGCGCCATGACTCAGGCATGCGCCCATTTGTGGGACCAGTGCGGCTGAGCATGATTAGCTCCATCAGCTTCTTGAGAGGGCGATGGAAAGTGGATTGCTGGTAGTCTGCAAGCGTCTTGGCGAAATCACGCTCTTCGCTTCTGCCGGTGGAACCAAGGCCGCTGGGGCTTTCGCCAAACAGCACTGTATGAGGAATCTTGGAGGCTCCAATGATGTCCACACGCATCTTCTCGAGAATTTCTCCCACGCCTCCAAAGTTTCTGCTGATAAAAGCAAGCTCTTCTTTTTCTGCGTCAATGGCGTAGCCGCGATAAACGCTCTTGCTCATATCATTTAGTACGAGACGATCACGCACGTCTTTTTCTTTCCCAGCAGCCAGCATTTGAGCCAAGCCCTTAATCTTGTGAACGAAAATGTCAAACTCACACAACAGCGTGGCCGAGGCATTTAGGCCAGTCCAGTAGTGCTTAAAGCTTTCGTAGACAGTTTGCAAACTGCTCATTCCCCATCCATAGTTCCTTTGCCTAATGCGATAGGGAAGCCAGTCACCGTCAAAACGCAAAATCCTATCTTTATGGATGTAGGTGAGTTGTGGCTGGCGAATGAGGTCGCCTGAAATGATTTGATAATATGTTGCCTTGGAGTAGTCGTATAGATTTTCTTCGTTAATCACTGGTGCAATTTGCCAGCGGTCAAGCACTTCCATGCCTTCAACGGTATAAATGCGGCTCTTGTCTACTGGCTGATCCGCTGGACGCCCATCGTCGATGTAGAGCAGGATGACGGACCCCCCATAGAGCCGAGCATTCTTGGAAGCCAGCATGAAATTCTCGAGGATGTGCAGATCCTCAATAGTTTGTTCAATGCCCACCACCTCCTCGGCAGCGGCACCCTCGCCACCAAACAGCACTTTGAAGCCTTTGCGGGTGGCCTGCTCGGCATAAATGTCTACAATGCGGCGTGGAAGCCATTCGCCGTACAGAGCTTCCAGCTCTTCTTGAGCCAAGAAGACGATGGGCTGGGCAGTGGTTTGCAGGCTTTTGTCACGGCCTTTAATGCCCATGCCCGTGAGCGCATTGGCAAGGCCGTCCGCTCGCAGACCAGCTTCGTTCGCATGGCCAAGATCTACTGCTTCTTCCGACATTGTTCACATTATGGGCTTGCTTCCATTCTAAAGATGTGTATGATGGCCATGACGTGCGTCTTGCTATGCCCACTCCCATTGAATTTGTCTTTTCCGAAGAGGAACGAAAGCAGGCAATGGAGGAAGGAAAGCGGAGGCAGTCCGTGAATGAAGCAAAAGGGCTTCGTGGTCGTAATCGTGGCGCCGCTCGTGGCGACAAAGCCTTGGAAATCCACTTGCTTGGCGCAGCGGGCGAAATGGCCGTGGGTTCCTACTTGGGGCTCAAGCATTTGCTTTACAAAGAAAGCGAAGCCAAGCGGGGCTCAGATGATCTGCCCGGCATGGATGTGAAAACGCGTTCAAAACATGCTTACGATTTAATTGTGCAAAAAAATGAAGATTCCAGTAAAAAATTTGTTCTAGTGACCATAGAATGTCAAAAAACATTCATTCATGGCTGGTGCTATGGCCATGAAGCAATGCAAGGGCAATACTGGGCGGATCCCGCCCGTGGACGCCCAGCGTTTTTCGTGCCACAATCAGCACTAAGGACAATGGAGAGCTTGAATGAGCAAGAATGAGCGGCGATTTTATATCTACGCTTTTCTCAGAAGCGTGGACTCTCAGCACGGCAAGAAAGGAAGCCCATATTACATCGGCAAGGGAAGCGGGAAAAGAGCGTGGTCTAAAAACAGAAGAATACAGCTTCCAGTTGATAGAAGCAAAATTGTATTTTTACGCACTCAGTTAACAGAGCAAGAGGCTTTTGACTGGGAATGTATCTACATTGCGCATTATGGGCGTATTGATTTAGGCACAGGAATTCTTCGCAATCAAAGCAATGGGGGCGAGGGCGCATCTGGAATGATTCACTCAGAAGAGGCTCGCCTCAAAATTTCCAAGGCGAACAAGGGAAAAATTGTGAGTATGGAGACCAAGGAGAAAATTCGCAAACAACGCCAAAAAGAGGGCCGCTGGAAAGGGCATCTTAATCCCACCGCTGGCGGCGACTTAATACGAGGAGAAAGGAATCCCATGTGGGGCAAAAATCATTCTCCCGAGGCGAGGTCTAAAATCTCCGAGAAACAACGCGCCTATCGCGCCACATCTAAGGGCAGGGCCATGAGCAAATTAAAAAGCCAAAAATATCTTTACGAACTTATCGACCCAAACGGTGAAGTGTACATGACGGAAAACTTATTTGATTTTTCTAAGCAATACAAGCTAACAAATTCATGCTTGGACAGGGTAGTGAATGGAAGTGCTAAACAACATAAAGGTTGGACGGGGCGAATTGTCCAGCAGTTGCAATGACTCAACTTCGCTGTTCGGAATTCGCAGAGCACGCACTTGGCGTGGAGCTATGGCCCAAGCAACAAGAAATCCTCAATAATCTATTTGAAAAAAATATCAATCATGCTATCTGGGCGCTCGGCAGGCGTAGTGGGAAAACTTTTTGTGCGGCAGTTGCAGCACTGTACATGTGTTTCGCCCAAGATGAGTATTTTACGCGCAAGGTAAGAAAGGGTGAAAAATGGTATGTTATTGCCGTAGCTAATGACCTCGGCCAGTCTAAAATTGCCCTTGACAATATACGCCAACTAATTCTTAATAGCCCATTTGAGCAAGAAATAATAAGGGAAACAAGCTTGGAAATTGAGATCAAAAATGGTTGTGTTTTCCAGGCTATTCCTGCATCGGCTCGCGCATCTCGTGGCAAAGCAGTTGTAGCCTTGATCCAAGATGAGCTGGCATTTTCTATAGAAGGAGACGCAAATAGAGGTGCAGAAGCAATGTACACGGCACTCGCGCCTTCCATTGCTCAGTTTGGCAAACACGGAAAAATTATCGAGCTTTCTTCACCTTATCTTACGTCAGGTGTCTTTTTTGACCATTTCAAGCAAGCGCAAAGTGGTGAGTTTCCAGGTATGCAAGCCCTGCAAATTCCTACTTGGGAAATTAACCCGTCGCTTCCCTTTGATTGCGACTTTCTTACTAGAGCAAGAAAGAAAGATGAAGAGACTTTTTATGTAGAATTTGGCGCTCAATTTAGAGCCAACAACTCAGTGCTGCTTGCCCCTGAAGTGGTGGATATTGCCGTCAACAAAGATCGATCTGTCTTGCCTCCCAAAAGAGAGCTTATGGGCACCTACTTTCTTTCTCTAGACCCTGCGCGTGGTGGCGTGGGCAGAGATGAATACATTGCCTGCATCATCCACTACGAAGGGCAGCGATTAATCCTGGACAAGCTACATACGTTCGAAGCTGATTTTGAAATTGGCGGAAAGAAGGAAGTAAGCATCGCGAAGGTGGAGGAATGGATTAAGGAGCACCATCGCCTTTACGAATTTCAGAGCATTACGCTTGACCAATTTAATAGCTCCGCCATCATTCAAGACCTATCAAAAGACTTTCCAATTTCAGAGCTCGCTTGGTCGGTCTCGACAAAAATGAAGGCATTCAGCAAGGTTCGAGAATTGTTTAACGCGGGATTGATTGAACTCTACCCGCATAAGAAACTTATTTGGCAGCTTAAAAACCTCAGCGTGCTGTATCGAGCAAGTGGTCAATGGGCCGTAACTGGTGGTAAAGAATCAGGCGTTGACGATTATTGCTTTGCGCTTGCGGCAGCAGTGCTTGATGCTTCCAAGGACGATAATATCGATTGGATCAATAGCTTAGTCCGTTAATTGCCTTTAGAATTTTCACCAATCACACTGTTTTCACTGTTGTTGAAAAATGATTGGCGTTGAACTTTCCAGCAAGGAACTGGCTTTTATCCTTGCCCTGCTTGAAGCCGACAGGCAAACGGCTTTGCAGCTTCTTGCGGCAGAACACGCCTATAAGCCTACGCTTTTGCCCAAACTTAGGGAAGCCGAGAAAGTGGTGAAAGCAATGAAAAACTTGCAAGGCTAAACTAATGACAACCCTCCTTCTTCTCCATGGCCCTGTTACGCGCTGCGGAAGAAGCCTGGGAGTTCGCCATGGAAGCCTCTAGAGCCGTTGAAGAGAGCGGCAGGCTATATGGCCCCAATAGCGAAGAAGCGAGGCTTGCAAGGGCAGCAATGAGGCAATGGGAAGAGGAATACAGGGAACTCACCGCTGCAACTGCTGATTGATCGTGGTACGTTTGTTCTTTTCTCGCCATGGAAAGCGGGAAACATGGGAAGTGCCATTCCACGAAGCTCGGCATGTAAATAGGCGATTGTTCCTAGAAGGAGCCGCCGTGTATTGGACGGAAGTCTGCTAAGCTTTGCAAGCTTCCTGCAGGAGCCCACTAGGCGCCTAGTGGTATTCATACCAAGGGAGGGCTCAGGCTCTCCCCGCTCCAACATCCTCGTCACTGTTGGCTTTGGGGATTCCGTGAGTGAGTTGAAGCACTCACAACAAGGCAGAGCATGGGCCGCACCCATTGATTCCCTAATGCGGGAAAACTCTGCCTCACCCTTCTTCTTTTTTCTTCACCCAGTTTTTTAGTTCTCTCACATAGCTTCGCAAGCTTTCCGCTTTTTCCAAGTGCCAAGGATCATGATCCTCGAAATAGCGGGAATTGTGCCAATCAATGGCTTGAAGAAGACGATGGATGATGGGATTGAGAGGCTCACGCAACGGCGTGTTAAAAGTTCGCCGCTCCTCGGACATTGGTGCGGAAGTGATCGACGATCAAATCCAATGCTACAGGAGTGAAATCGTTCCTCTCAACGCAGGCATTGAAAAATCGTTGATCAACTTGCCCATCTTTTATCACTAGATGGCAGTGAAGGTGTCCGTGAACATTACCTAGATAGTGCCCACGAAGATTGTCGGGATGCACTGGAATGTGCGTGAAAATAAGACCACCTGGCAATGCCTTGCCTGCATGGTGAAACATGGCCCCGCGAATGTCTTCAAAATACTCGGCGTAGTCTTTGAGCTTGAACGTGTCGTGATTGCCGCGAATAAGAATCTTTCTCCCATTGCATCTGGCTAAGTTTTTTAGCCCACTACGCGGAATTGCTACGTCGCCAAGATGGTAAACAGTGTCCTTGTCCTTGACCACTGCATTCCACCGCTCCACCATTGTCTCATCCATCTCTTCGCACGAAGAAAAAGGACGCAATGGGGAGCCATCGGGCTGGACAAAAGACAAGCTTTTGGCGTGTCCCCAGTGGCTATCTCCAATAACGAAGGCGCTCATAGGGATTAACGAAAAGGGCGCTGCCGGGAATCGAACCCAGTATTCCATGCTATCTGCATGACGTGTGCCAACACTTCAGGGCCAGTGACCCCCAAATTTAAGCATTGTTAAGAGGCTTAGGGGGAGGACTGCAGGAGGCGATCAACTCTCCCGGCCTGCAAGCAGGACTTAGTTTACAAACGCAACGACCAGAAATTTCCAGTCCGTGCGCTGCTTGACAATCGTAGCAAGAGATGGGCCAAGCGTGAACAGCCGCAAGCGGCTCAAACAGGGGCTTGGCCTCTGTCACAGACTACTGTAGAGCAGATAAGTCGGAAAAGCCCACTCAACCATAGGACGGTAAATTCAGCGCATTCGTTTCAAAAAACGCTGGCACTGTACTGGCACGAGTTTCTTGCAATTCTGGGGCTTTACCGCTGAGAAAAAGGCTATCACTTTGGCGAAGCCAAAAATCTTTGTCCAAGTATTTATTGGACGAAGAATCAAGCTTATCGTAAATCCACAGCGCCGTCATTTTTCTGAGCTTGTTCAGACTGCTGCTGTATTCCTCCCCAGACTCCTCCGCAATCTTGGTATTGCAAAACGAGTGGCATATTTCATCGCGAGAAATGTCACTAGCAACAGTCCTCAACCCTTTGTCGCCATTGAAACGAAAGAACGGCAAAATTGTAAAAAACAAACTGCGTTCAATTGTTGCCACCTTGAGAATTGGATGGGCTGGATGGTCGATCCATGCTTGGCGAATCCGAAAAGCTTCTTTTTCCGATTGCTCATTTGTGCCATGAGCAGCAGCAACGTAATTGAGAGCTTCGTCATGACGCTCTTCGTCGGCCATATTGCTATGAATGGATTCAATAAGCCCAGGACTGTTAGGAAGTTCCCGCTCTAGGCCCTCGAGAAGCATGTCCTTCACAGGCAGTTCAAGGTGACGAATGGCAAGGGCGCGGAAAATCGTTTCCTCGGAGCCTTCCACAAAATCACCTTTAGTAACAGGCACTGCTTGCCAAGGACGCTTGCGGGCAACTGCAGAAAAATAATCAAGAACTGCCATGTGAAAAGAAGCAATGGTAAAAAACAAAGGACGACAAACAAGGGCAGCTACTGCTGCCCCATTGTCTTAAACGTGGCTCACTCTGCGCAGGCGCTACAGAAGCCAGCTTCCAAAGAACAAGCCTCAGGCTCGTCCAAGCTAAAGAAGTCGGCCAGACTCTCTCCCAAGTCTACTCCAACATCGTCCTTTGCTTGTGTGCCTGATTGCACTTGCAGCGCATAGTAAATAGACGATTGAGGACTGGCAAGCCATTCGCGAAGAAAAGCTTCATCACAAACGGTCATATCAGACCACCAGTTCATGGAATAGCCATGGAAAAGACCAGTGCGGCGCATCAGCTCAACAATGCCATCGGCTACTTTCTTAAATGCTTCCCAGCCCACTTGCTCTGCAATTTCCACTGGCCCATATTCAAATCTTTCCACACCCATCGTCTCGCTATCACGGTCAATAATTTGGTCAATGGGAGGAGCGATTTCAGGAGCAGTCGTAAAGCCTCTAGAGTCCAAATACCTATAAGAGCATGAAGCAGTGGGGGCAATGGTAAAGGCACGTTCCATGCCATGCTGCCTGGCAATGTCCGCAGCACCAAGCAAGCCCAATTGAATGGCGGCTACGGCGTCGCCAGCACGCTGATCAGTCCAATGATGGCACCAAGGATGAGGATCCTCATCAAGATAAGCTTCCAAAGCTTTGCCAAAATCTTCGTAGGAGATGTCATGAATGGAAAGGAAATTAGCTAAACCAAGAATGCCAAGCCCCACTTGCTTGTCAATGGAAGGCGAAAGGTATTCGCCAGTGTCGCCCACGCCAGTGGAAGGATGAAGCTCACACAGTTGCTTCATGCCATCCTTGAAAGCTTGCTCTACATCATTGATGCCACAAGCACCGAGATTGACATGCTGTAAAAGGCAAGTGCCACGATGAGGAAGATAAATCTCGAGGCAGACATTTCCACGCAAGCGTTCTCCTCTTTCGTTATAGCGAATCTTATTGAGCCAAATATCTCCGCTGGAAATGCCTTGGCATAATGCTTTGATAAATTCAGGCGAAGATTTATCAAGAAATTGCTCATCCACATCAATGCAGCGCTTTGCCCATGGAAATTCTGATCGCGGAGCAGTGATCAAATCAATGGCATCGGGATGGTCGTAGTCAAGATGTAAAACAACAGCGCCATTTTTGTACTTGCCACCACGACGCAGAATTTCATTGAGCGTGGAATAGATTTTGCCAAAGCTGAGTGGACCACTCGCAACAAGCCCTTTGCCATTTTCTTGGCCTTTGGGACGCAAGTTGGAAAGATGCACTGCCACGCCAGCGCCATTACGAAGGCCATGGGAAACAAAGCGCCACGATTGCTCAATGCCATCTGGCCCTTCCATTGAATCTTCCACGACGAACACCGTGCAACTCACGGCCAAGCGCCCCTCAGGATCATTTAACCAGCTCTCCACTCGTCCAGTTCGAGCAATCTTTTCGCACTTTGCGCTTTCTTTGAGCTTCATGAGACAACAAAGCCCGCTTTGCGCGGGCCGAACGAACACTCCTTACTGTAGCTCAGTCGCAAAGCCCTTCAGGATCACTTCCACTTTGCTGATCCCTAGCAAAAAGCAACGCTTCGCTTTTTGCACGGAAATAATACGGCTTACCTCCGTAAGCAATGAACCATTGATAGCCAGGGCGACTGTGAACGGGCCAAAGCTTAATCGCTCCAGCCATGAAAGGCATTGGCAGATCATCTAGCATGGCACCAAAGCTTAATCCTTCCACGCTATCAAAAGAAACAATGGGGGGAGAGTAGGATTGGCTACAAAGCTAGAAAATTAACAATCGCACAATGTACATTGCCCTGTTGTTTTCTGGCCATAAGCGTAGCTTTATGAAGCATGCAGGACGATGGCGAGAACTAATTGATGCGCTCGAGGCTGATGGCGCCATTGTCAACTGCTTTTTCCATTCTTGGACGGTGGATTGTCAAGTGGAGCAACGAGGAAAGCAGCGCATTGAAGGCTCCTATGTGAAGGTGCCTTTGGAAGGCAAGCAAGAAATGATTAACGCGCTTCCTTTTAAGAACTATTGCTTTGAGGATGAAGATAAAACGGAGGCTCAATTAGTGCTGCCTGAACGAGCTTTTCTATTGGACAAACAAGCCGCAAAGAAGCACATTGGCATGCAGCTCTATTCCATGCAGCGCAGCTATGAGCAAATGGTTCAATGGGAAAAAGAAAATGACATAGAGCATTCCACCATTGTTAAGCTTCGTTTTGATATAGAGCCTAAGCGCTGGGACAAAAGAGAATTTTTTCTTTCCGAAGACCCTCGCTTTGCTCGTTTGCTCATTGCCTCTAACGAAGCAGTGCATAAGCATCCAGGAGGCGGAGGAGGCTGTTTAGCTTGCTGCGAGCAGC